ATCACCGCCGCCGGCCGGATTGGCCCATTCGGTGTTGTAGTCGGTGCCATCAACCTTTCGCAGAATCTGCCCTGTGGTGCCACCTGTGGGGACGCCCTCACCTGCAGGGCCCACATCCCCCTGCGGACCAACCGGGCCAGTGTCTCCTTGCGGCCCTTCTGGGCCCTGCGGTCCGGTATCACCTTGCGGCCCTGCAGGCCCTTGAAACGCGTCCGCGTCGGCCTGCTTCAGGCGCTTGCCGGTTGCTCCATCAAACAACGCCACCCGCCCATCGACGCTGCTGCTAGGCCCCAGCACGTCGCCGCTGCCACTCCCTCCCCCACCGCCAAACGCCACAGGCGCCGACCACCCGCCCGCCGTTGCGCCTTCCCGAAAGTACAGATCGCCGGTGTCCGTGGCCAGGAACGCAAACGGCGGGGCCTCGGCATCGAAGTCCCCGCGATCCGCCAGCAGGCCCGTTGCATTGGGCTGGAAGCCGGCCCCGGCCGCCCCCGGCGGCCCGCGCAGCACCGTGTCGAGGAAGCCGATCGGCACCTGCTCCGGTGCCATGAGCTCGACGGGGATCGGCTCGCTCATGGGGCTACCTGCGTCACGTCGCGGACGATGTCGATGAAAACGGTCTTGGTCGACATGATGAAACTGTCCGACTGGCGGGTGAGCTGCGCATCGAGCTCATGCAGCCCCAGGGGCCAGGCGGTCGTGTCCTGCGCAAACAACCGCAGCGCCCGGGTCGTTTCAGCCGGCTCCTCCCAGCTGACCGTCAGATCAGCGATCAGCTTCCCTCTGTTCGTGCGCAGCTGGGCAGCCACGTCCCACAGCAGGAAATAGCCGTCCTCGTAGGTGTCGGGGAAGACCAGCCACCGCAGGAACGTGTCGCCGCGCTTGAACTCAGAGGTGACGGCCACGGCGATCAGCCCTCGACGAATGCTTCGTTCTTGCCGGGGGTCGCGGGGTCATCGGCCTGGAAGGTGCCGGCCGGCGTGCGGGCCTGCTGCCGCTTGCCAGCGGCCTTCGGTGCGGTGGTGCTGGCCGGTGGGACGATCGGAGCAGCAGCAGGCGGCTGGTCGCCCTGCGGGCCCTCCTCGCCGTCGCCGGCCGGCTCCTGGCCGCCCTGCTCGCCCTCGGGGGGCTTGCTGTCGCCATCGCCAGAGTCGTCACCATCGCCGCCATCGCCCTCGGGCACCAGGGCCTCGACAGGCACGATGACCTGCGGCTCAGGCTCGATGGAGCGGGGGGCCTGGGAGATCCCGGCGAAGGTCTTGGACGGCATGGTTCTGCTCGGCTGGTGAACGAAATGGGTTGGGCCCCGAAGGGCCCTATGGGATCAGCTGGCTCAGGCGACGGGTGCCACCCAGACCATGCCGATGTTCGAGGGAACAGCAGCACCGTTTGAGCCGGTGCCGGGCACCAGGCGGATGCCCATGACGCGGGGCTCCTGGGGCGTGCCGACCGTGCCCACCGGGATGGAGAAGCCGGTACCGGCGCCACCGATGTTGGCGGCAGCCGCCGACAGGGTGTTGCCGGCGGTGTACCCGCGACCCCGCTTGGTGATGGTGACGCCGGTGACGGCACCACCGGCCACCACGATGGTGGCCTGGGCGCCGGTGCCGGTGCCGCCGGTCAGGGGAACGTTGGTGTAGGTGCCGGCGCCGGTGTACCCCGAGCCGCCGGTGATGGCCCCCAGGGTGAGGATCCGGCGGGTGGCAGCAGCCAGGGCCTGCGCACCGACGTCCTTGCCGCTGAAGGCGGCCTCGACCTCGGCCACGCCGGCAGCCTCGATGGTGCCGATCAGCTCCCAGTCACAGCTGGCGACGGTTTCGCCAGGCTCCAGGTGAACCACCTCGATGAGGTAGCCACCGGAAGCAGCGGCAGCGGCGCCGAGCAGACAGACCTTGAAGACGTCGTTGGCGTTGAGCTTCCGGGTCAGGTACCGGGCCGAGCCGTCACGGGTGCCGGCGGGAGTGTCCTGGCCGGCACGGACGGCGCCGAGAAGGATCGACTCCAGATCGATCGCATTAGCCCGACGAACGGGCATACCAAAGGCGCGAGACATGATGGGAAAGCGATGGGGCGAATAAACGGGTGGGCTTGATCAGCGATCAGGCAACAAAGGCGGCGTTGGTGATGTTCCCGAGGCGTGCGGCTGCACGCTCGTTCTCCATGACCATGGAGATGTGCCACACGATTCGGGTCATGAACGTCGGGGTGACGTGCATTTCGCCCACGTCGTACACGTCGAGGCCATAGCCACCACGGGTGTGCTTGCCCTGGATGCCGCAGAGCATCCCGTCACCGAACGCACAGGCGTAGATCGAGGTGGTGTCATTCGCCTCGGTGTAGCCCTGGATGGGCTGCTTCCGAGCGTTCACGTCGGTGGTGATGATCCGGGCCTCGTTGTAGTACATCACCTGCTTGCCGAACTCGTCCGGCCGGAACTCGATGTTGCCCGCAAGGGTGGGGTTCCGAGCAGCAGCCGAGAATCCACGGCGGATGCTCTTGGGCACCACCAGGACCGTTTCGCTGTTGGGAGCATCGACCGCATCGAGCAGCTCATCGACGGCCGCCAGGGACGGGGGGCCCGCCGTGGCATGGTTAGGGAGGTACTGGGAGCTGCCGACCGGCAGGCGCACCCGCAGTCCGTCAAACACCCGGGCATTGGGGACGGTGGCGTTGCCGTTGAGGATCGTCTCCTCCAGTCGGTGACGCATCGCCCGGGTGGCCTGATCCACCTGCCGGCGGTGGGCGCCGACACCGTAGAGGGCGATCTTGGAGCTGTCGGTCTTCACGTCCTTGCCGAAGATTTTGAGCACCTCGGCTTGGGGCTTGGTCGATCCGAGGCTGTCTTCGTTGGCCTCGTCGAAGGCGCGGAAGTCGGCATCGGGCAGCTCGTCATCCTGCAGGAAAGGATAGGCGCCGCCGTCGATGTCCTTGAAGGGAATGAGGCGAGGAAGCTCGCCGAGGATCAGCCCGCCGATGACGGAACGCACCTTGGCGTCGGTCGCCAGCTGCATCTGCTCGAAAAGATTGAGAACGGCCATGTCGATGACAGGGAACGGTGGATGGGGGGCTTGGCTCCCTTCGGCATCGCGCCTTCCGGTCGACCAGAAATGGGTTGTGGTGGCCTGCTGGCCAGCTGGCATCGCGCCTGGCTGGTCATGCGACTGAGCGAACTGCTCAGCAGCCTCTGCTTGAGTTTTCCCTGCTCAGCCACGAAGGGCCCTGGTGATCGCCACCAAGGCCCCCGCCGCCGGCATCAGGATCAGTCGGGCCAGGCAGCCGCGAGCGTCTGCTGATGGTTCAGCTTCGACAGGTCAGGCCCGCGGACCCCGCGCAGATTGCCGTTTGTGGAGGTCATCCCGCTGCCTTCGCCCTGGCGGGGTTTGAACAGCCGCGCCAGCACCGGGCTGGAATCCGCCTGCTTGGTGATCCAGTCCTGCACCTTCATGGGATTGCCCTTCTCGTCCAGGAGCTCATCGCCGTTGGCGTCGACCACGTAGAGCCGCTCGTCCTTGTCGATCCGCAGGTGCCGGTGGCCCTTGAGATCCATGAACGCCTTGAAGCTGCTGATGCCGTCCTCGTCCACCGATTCGTCGCCACCCACGGCGTAGAACTGCTCCTTGGTCAGGAACTCGATGGTCTTCTGGGTGGCCTTGAGCTCGGCGGCCTCGGCGCGGCTGTTGGCCTGCTGCAGCTGGCTGCGATGCAGGGTGGTGAGCCTGGTGCGCTCCTGGGCCAGCTCCTGGTCCTTGGCTTCGGCCTTCCGCTGCGCTTCGTCGGCAGCGTCCTGCGCGGCCTTGAGCACTTCGGGGCTGACGTTGCCCTTCAGGGCCTCCAGCTGGCTGGCTAGCTTCGCGGCTTCTCGATTGGCAATACGGAGCTCCTTGCGGGTCTTGGTCAGGGCCTTTCTGCCCTGGGGGCCCAGCTCCTCGTCATCGCCATCGTCATCGCCGTCGCCGCCGGCATCATCACCACCGCCGCCTTCGGGATCGCCTTCGGGATCGGTGCTGACGGAACAGAACACAGGGCGGCAGGGCACCCGGCCGTAAAGGGCCTTGAGGAATTGGGGCATTGCAGTCGGCATCGCGCCATTGATTGCAACCTGAGTTTTCCCTGGTGCTCATCGCTGGCGGCCTGAGCCTCTCTTGATCTGCCGCAGCTGCTGCTGGTGCTGCCTGAGCTTGAGACGGTACTGATTGGCCGCAGCACGGAGCTGGGCGGCTTCAACGGCGGCCTGGATGCCCTCCTCATTGGAATGCGTGTCGGTCATGGCTCAAGGTCGGCGGGGCTAAAGCCAAGGGCCAGCAGTTGCGCACGACAGTATGCAGGCAGCCCCCAGTCCCAGAAGTAGTAGGCGCTGGGGTTGCTGAAAGCAGAAGTTGGCAGACCAGGAATAATCGGAATAGCCACTGGCTCAGGTCGGTTGATGGTCACCTCCTCCCAGCGTGAGTCGGTGAATGGAACAGCCGTGAAGTCATCATCAGCAGGGTCAGCCGCTGTCCACCTGTAGGCCATGGGATCAACGATGTCGATGAAGGCACCATTGTTTATGACAGGGTTGTCTATCACGTTGCTGGTAACTGCGATCTCATCCAGCCCAGGCGCAATAGACCCAGTCAGCGACCGCAACACGGATAGCACGCCAGGATCAGGTGCCGTTGGCGGGTGAATCCCGGGATAAAGAGAAGGGAAGGCGAGGAAAATGGAAGGAGTGTACAAATAGACCAAGTTCGCTGGTGCGCCTGATTGCTGGAATGCCGTGCCAAACAGGCCGAAACGATACACAAGATCAAAGGCTTCGTTCGCCCCAGAAAGCAGGGAGGCCGGTGTTGTTACCTGCCTGGCTGAAGTCGGGTCAACGTAGAAGCACATTGGGTCTTCATCAGCGGGTGGTGGCTGCGTCACGAAAATGCACCGCTGTCCGCCTATCGGCAGAGGGAAGCCGTTGAAGCTAAAAGCAGCACTTACCCTTTGATTCCCATTGCCTGACCAGACATTGCCGTCCAAGAGCCCGCCATCATCTGAAACAAACACACGACCAACAAAGATCGTCGACGAAGGTGGTGCCGTCGTCCGCCGCATTGGATACGCCACCGGCTCATCCGGCCGATACTGCAGCGGCGTTGGGGTGGTGTAGCGCTGCTCCCAGCCCCGCCCCGCGTTGCGCCCTGCCTCTTCCCGCACCGACTGCACATCCAGCCGACGCCGCAGCCTTTCACGGTTTGCCGTCGCCCGCGCCCATGCCGCATCAACGATGGACTGCGCCGTAATCGATACGTCAAGGAACAAGCTCACGATCAGTCGTCCTGAACCAGCAGCACGTTGTAGGTCCGCGACTGCCCAGCCGCCAAGGCCACGGTGCTCGGCAGGGTGGTGAGGTTCGCCACATGCGTCCTGCTGCCGACCTTTAGCACCACGCTGTCGTAAGAGAAGCCTCCACCGGTCGCGGTGACGGTGATCGTCAGCAGAGGCACCTCATGGCGCCCCGTGGTGCCGTTCCATGCACCCGTAGAGATGGTCCCGGTCTGCGCCGCGTAGCCGCCGCCACTGACCTCCTCTGCCTCCCAGTCAGCCACGTCGTCCTCAGCGGTCAGAGCACCGGGGTTCAGCGCGAGGAACAGCTTGTACGTTTCCCCCTCAAAGGCCAAGTTGGCCTGATGGGCCAACTCACGCTGGGGGACGACTGCGGTCAGAGACACTATCGGGCGGGGGTAGCTGCTTTAGTTTTCCAGAAGGCCAGCAGAGCTAAGTGGCGTAGAACTCGGTAACGGCGATGTAGGTTCCAAAAGGAGCAAAGAGTCGGATGTATCGAGCGGTGAACGAAACGCTGAATGTCTTGAGCCCCGTCGTGAATGTCCCCGTGCTCCCGAAGTTTGTCCAAGAGGTGCCGTCCATGGAATGCTCTAGCGCCAGGTTCTCGGTAAAAGTTTTTCCCCATCCGCCAGCAAGTGTGCTTGAGAAATCGCAGCCGACTACCACTTCGGTGACAGATTGCACGCTTCCTAGGTCCATCTGAACCCATTGCTCAGCCTCGTCGTTGCTAGTTGCCGTGTGGACTGACTCAGCAGAGACCCCATTAGTCATTGATGCGTTGTCGGCTGCAGTGTTAAGTGTGTAGACGCTGCTTTGGGAGTAAGTGATTGACGGTAAGTCAATGCCGCCGCCAGATCCATTCCCTAGCATCCTGCCCAGCCCTGGCACCCTCCCGCCATACCTGAGGATTTCAGCATCAACAGCGCGGTTCGCGGTGCGGATCAGTCCAGCCATCAGGCGTCTTTCACCCCGTGAATGATGACCGTAACTCGGTTGGCCCCGGTGGTCACGCCTTGGATGCTGTCGTTGGTGTCCTCCAGCACGATCCCGTCAGAAGGTGCCTCGTAGATGAACATCTCTTTTGAGGCAAGCACTACCTCTAAGAACTGGTTGGTATCGGCCGCCGTGCCAAGGCTGCCGCCAGAATCCGGCACGTTGTGCAGCTTCACCGTCTCGGCCGACGTGTGGCTGTTGAACAGCGTGAAGCCGCTGATGAAGGTCTTGGTGCTGGCCGGATTGGCGTAGATACTGCCTACCGTTGCGGGCAGCGTCTGGATGTTGGCGAGTCTGCCTCGGATGATGGCCATGGTTACAGGGGGAAGAGTGCCAGGGGATCAACCGGGAACAGAAATAGTTTTCCGCTGCTGGGGTCTTCCTCATCAATCAACGCTTGGCTGCGGCTGGTGGCAGTGATCAGGTCCGTCGCCGCCGTCAGTTCGATCAGCGCAAGGCTGCGGCTGATCGCCGTGATTGCCTCGGCCTCATCAATGAACGCCCGGCTGCGGCTGATCGCCGTGATGTTGTCAACGATGATTTCTTGGACAAGCACTTGATGGCGGCTCACCGCCAGCACGTCATCAGTGACCGGCGCGGTGGAATACAGCAGCTCCGTCACCACCACGCCCGAACGGCTACGGGCCACGATGCCCACGCTCTGCACATACGGCGGCGCAATCGCTGCCGGCGTCCGGCTGGGCCCAAACGTGTCGGTGCCATTCGCCGGCAGGCTGCTCCACACGCTCCCAGGGGCGTCGGCATTGAACCCACCCGGTAGCGTGATCGTGTTGGCGGGGATCAGGTCGCCACTCCCCGTAGGCGCCCCCAGCGCATTGAGCACCGTTGGATCCGCCGGCAGCGGCGTCCAGGAGATCGGCGTCTCACCGGTCAGCCGGCCAGCGGTCCCCACCAGTAGCAGGTCCGCCGTCACGATCAGGCAGCCGTTGCGGATCTCCCAGTTGCGGCCATTCACCCGGAACGCGGTGCTCAGCCCCGAGATGTCCACGTAAACCGGGGAGAACGGCGCCGAAGGTAGCTCCCATGCTGCCGTGGTCACCTCTACACCATTGGCATGGCCGAAGGATAGGGCGTTCTGGGTCTCGCCATAGAGCAAAGCTCGCGCCCGCGCCCGGCCACGAATCAGCTCGACATTCAGAATCCCCGTGGCGCTGCCATTGGCGCCGGAAACGAAATCATCAGGCGCATACGGCAGCCGCATCGTGGTGGAGTTCCACTGGTCTGTGCCCGCATCCCCGAAGCTATATTCAGTCGTTACGATCTGCGGTTCTTCCTGCCCTTGGCTGCTGGCCAACGTGCCCGAATCCGTCAGGCTGTTGTTGTCCTTGAACGGGTTGAGGATCTCGGCGAATCGATCCTGCGGACTGGGCCTGGACTGGAGGCCAGACTGCCGGCCGAGGCTGACCGTAACCTCTGTCCCTTCAAGCACCAAGGCTTTGGCGCCTTCAACAGCATCCTCAAACTGATCCACAGTCGTCAGACCTTGGAATCTTGGCCGTGCCGCCTGGCTGCCGCCCTGCGTCTTGCCTGCTGCCGCCCATCGCGTGGTCTTGCGCTTTGTCAGCCCCGACACCTCATCCACTTCGTTCTCAACCAGCACACGGCTAACCTCTGTTGAGGCGTTCTGGGGAAGCTGCACCAGTTCGCCACCAACAACCCACTCTTCAACCGGCAGCGCAGTGGCAAACTTGACCTCCTGATGAAAAGTGCGCGTTAGCTCTTGCTTTAGCCGTGGGCCTTCCTTCGTTACCTCATAGGTGTATTCAGTGATCGTGTCTGTGTTGTAAGGGATGTTGCCAGAAGGCGGAAACACGAATGCCGAGTAGGTCTGGCCGTCAATCTCCACGCTCAGCCCTTTGGCCAGGAAGTATTGAACGGATGACACACTGGATCGCGTTGTGGAAACGCGGCGCACGGCAAGATCCTGGCTTTGCTCTTTGCCTTCGGGGTCTGTGTACTTGAACGTCTGGTACGTGGTTAGGTTCTCGGAAACCTGCGTCACCTCCACGTCCATGGTGAACCTCGCGGGTTCCGGCAGCTCGGCTGGAGTGCCAGTCCCGAAACTAAAGACCCGACCGTAGTACTCAATCGTATAGGTCGTCGGAGCACCGATGGTCTTCTCATATTCCCAGTCACGCGCTTGCTGCTGCTCCACCCACTCCGGGGCGTAGATGTCAATCTCTCGTGGATCGCCTGGTGCCGGCTCATCCCCAACCTCTGCATTTGGCGGGGCCTCAATCGCGTCAAACTCCACCGTCACCTTCTCGGCGCCGCCCTTGTCATTGATCGGCTGCAGGCTGATCAGGTTCCCGCGCCGCAGCACCGGCCCTGTGCCCGGCGATAGCGTCACCGGCTGCACCAGCAGGGCACCGGCCGGCGTCATGTACCCCCAGAGCAGCGCCGATCGCAGCAGGTCGTCTATGACCTGCACATAGCCGCCAGAAAGGTCGATCTCCTCCCGAACAAAGTTGTCGGGGCTGGTGGCGCTGCCACTGGCCAGCGAAATGCCTAACTTGGTCAGGCAGAATTGAATCACCGCCTGCGCCTCAATCGTCGGGGGCAGCACCGCCCGTCGGTCCGTGCTCAACGCCGACCACCAAGTCGGTGGATTGTCTTCTGCCCGGAAGGTGATCGCATCCTGCCGGTCGCGCATCAGCTCAAGCTGGCAGCCGACCTCCACCGTGGTTTCATTGGCAAACGGGTCCGCACTGCTGCTGATCACATGCAGCCGTGGGTGAAACCGCGTCAGGGTGCCACTGGCCCCGTACTGCGGGCGAGCGTAGGCCACCTGGATCACACGCCCCCGTGCCGGCGTGAATATGCCATCAAAGATGAAGGTGCCCCGGTAGGTGATCAGCCCGAGGCCCTGCACATGGTCCTCCGACAGGCCGCTGCCATCCTTTAGGCGGCCTAGGTCGGTGGCGATCAGGCAGCGCGGGTCGACGGTCATTCGATGTACCTCAGCTGCAGGCTGATCAGGTAGCGGGTTGACTTGACGCCACCGTTGACGATCACCTGCGGCTCAGCGGTCGGCGGGCTGATCGGAAACCACGTCCCGGCGGCCGGGCGGGTGCCGATGGTGGTGTCGTACCAGGTGAGGAGGGTGTCGAAGTCGGTGCGGCCGGCGTTGGGTCCATAGCCGCTGATGTTGCGGATCCGCACCCGCCGCAGCGGGCCCTCGATCACATCGGTGCCGGTGGCGGCCGTCGTCACGGTGGGGCCATCGTCCCGGCCTTCCGGTTCCTGCACGATCGTCAGGGCCACCCCGCCGACGGTGATGCTGCTGAAGGTGGGTGCCAGGGCATCGTCACGCTCGCGGGAGAGCTCCTCACCGCGGAGCAGGGCTGCCAGAGCGTCAGCGGCATGGACCAGGCGGAAGGAGACGCGCCAGCGGATGCCGGTGCGCTCGATCGTCGGCGCTGCATCCCACCAGGTGGCGACGGAGCTCCAGCTGCGGGTGCCGTCGTTGCCGGTGAACGCGACGGTAGTGCCGGTGGTGCCCGTCAGGAGTGAGTCGTTCTCGATGGCGCGGGTGGCCAGCCATGTCTCGAAGCTGTTGCTCACCGCGGCCGCATCGGCGCTGTTGAGGATCCCCTCGATGTCCCAGGCGCGGACGGCGACGCCCTGCCGGGTGTTCACCTCCTCGTAGCTGACCGGCCGTGCCTGCAGCTTGTCGATCGTGAGGGCGCCGATGGTGACGGTCATAGCGTTGCGTTGAGGATGCGCAGCTGGCCGCCGGCGTTGCTGGTGCGCACGCGGGCGGTCACGTTCCAGTCCTTCCGCGCCAGGGCGTCGACCTTTGCGGTGAGGTGGGTGATGGCCAGCTCGAGGCGGGCGGTGTTGCCCGCGCCACCCGGGCGGATCCCACCAGCTGCAGCCGCTGCCCGACGGGCGACACCGCGATCAGGGGCGAACGCCCCGCGCTGCTTCAAGGTGTCGGTCATGGCGGCCGGCAGCACGATGCCCGCCGATGGGGCCGTCCACATGCTGTTCAGCGGGTTGCGGATCAGGCTCAGATCACCCGCCCGCGACAGGAACGACTCCTGACCCAGCGACCGGCCACCCGGGCCGTCGTTGATCCGGTAGCGGCCGCCACCCTCCACAGGGCCCCCCGTGAATCTGGCGGGGCTCAGGCCCGATGCCGCCGAGAGGTACTGCAGCAGCCGCTGGGCGCTGCCGGCCGCGTCATCCATGCTGCCGGCGAACGACCGGGCGGACCCGGCAGCATCGTCGGTGACCTGATCGATCTTCGAATCGCCGAACGTCTTCACCTGGTCCCCGACCTGGATGAACCCACGGCCCAGCTGTTCGGCGTCGGCGGCTGCGCCGGTGGTCAGCCGGCTGATCGTGTCCAGGCCATCGGGCACCTTCGCGGTGTTCTGGACGATCTCCCGCCAGGCGTTGCTGTAGGACTGCTGCAGCGGGGTGATGTTCCGCAGCTGCTGCTCGATCCCCAGCGCGGCACCCTGAGCCAGCAGCTGCTGCCGAGCGGTCTCCGCCGTCGCCTGGCCGATAGCCCGTTCGATCGGGGCGATCGCGTTCAGGACACCGAGCTTCTGCTGCGCCAGTCCCAGGCTGATCTGCTCCCGCTCCAGCAGGTTCTTGGCATCGGCAATGCGCTGTGGATCCAGGCTTGCCTCAGCATTGGCCAGATTCTGCTGAGCCTTCACCACCACCCGCTGCTGCTCGAGCACCAGCAGCTGCGCCTCGATCTGCGCCTGCCGCTGCTTCAGCCCGAGGGTGGCCTGTTCCAGCTGCTGCTGTTGCAACGTGGCCTGGTACCGGGCCACCAGTCCCTGCCGCTGCAGTTCCAGGTTGGCTGCTTCACGCTGTGCGATTCCTTCCTGGGTGATGCCAAGCTTGGCGGCGTTGTCGATCTCGAACTGGTTGCGGGCCCGCACCGTGGCGAACCGCGACTCTTCAAGGTTGGCCAGCGCACTCGCCAGCCCGAAAAGCGCCTGAGCCCCTTGCAGCTGCGCACTCACGTTGCCGAGCGGCACCTGCTGCTGGATCTTTGTCAGCGCCTCACGGCTCGCGCCGACCTCGCGGAGTATCGCCACTTCGCGCCGCAGGGATGCATTGAACTGCTCTTGGGAGACGGCCGCCTTGCCGGTGGTAGCCGGCAGCGCCTTGACGCCTTCAGCAGCACCCTTCGCCGCATCACCGGCAGTCTTCAGCCCCTTGCCCAGTCCCAACGCTTCAGCCGCGCCCCTAGCCAGTGCGCTGGCGCCGCCGAGCACGGCCTGCACCAGCCGCTGCTGGAACCCCGTCAGCCTGGTGATCGGCTCCAGCACCTTCTGCACCGCACCGGCCAGCACCTCGACACCACCGGCCAGCTGGATCACCTGCTGGTAGTTGTCGGCGATCTGCTCGATGCCCTTCGCGGCACCATCCAGCAGCTTGATCGTCGCCGGGGTGAACAGCTTGCCCAGCTCGACGGCGAAGTTCGACAGCGAACCCTGAATGCGCTTCGTCGCACCCTCTACCGTGTTCGCCACCTCCTCGGTGGCCTTCTGCGCCACGCCAGCCGAGTTCTGCTGGTTGCCGAGGAACTTGTTGTAGCGCTCCAGCTCATCGTTCAGCAGCGGCTGCACCGCCGTCAGCGCCTCGACGGTGCCGAACAGCTGCAGGTTCAGCGCGGCGCTGCCCTTCGTCTTCGCGGCGATGTCCGACAGCACCCCCGACAGGCCCTTGGACTTGAGGGCGGCAGCACCAAAGCCGATCCCCAGGCGGTTGGCCACCGCTTCGGCCTCGGCCGTTGGCTTGATGATGTTCGAGATCGCCTGCCGCAGGCCGGTCACCGCCGCTTCCGGCTGCACACCAGCGACGGTGGCCGCCGCGATCGCAGCCCCGAACTCGTCGATGCTGACGCCAGCCGATGCCGCGATCGGCGCCAGCTTGCCGATCTGCTGCGCCAGCTGCGCGACGGTGATCTTGCCGTCGTTCTGGGTCTGGATGAACTTGTCTACCAGGGTGCTGGCCTGATCCGCCGACAGCCCGTAGGCATTGAGGACCGATGTGGTGGCATTGGCCACCGTGTTGATGTCCGAGAATCCGCCGGTGGCGCCCCGGGCGGAAGCCTCGAGGATCTGCGACGCCGATGCAGCGTCCGCGAAGCCGGAGGATGCCACGTCATAGGCCGCCTGCAGCAGCTCGATCTCCGACCGTGCGCCACCGGTTTCACGGCTCACCGACTTCAGCCGTTCGGCCAGGATCTCAGAGTCAACGCCGAGGGTGCGAACCGCGGCGCCAGCGCTGTCGAACAGGCGCGCCTGATCCGCCACGAACCGCAGCGCCTGCCCCAGGGCGAGGATCGCGCCGAGGGTGCCCGCCGCCGGCAGCGCCAGGTTCAGCAGATCGCCGGCGATGTTCTTCGTCTGCCGGCTGGCCAGCCCGAGCTGCCGTTCGGCTGCCTGCGCCTGCGCGCGCAGGATGTTGAACGACCGGCTGCCGATCGCCACACGTTCCAGCTGCTGGTTGATCTCCTGGAGCCGCTGCCGCACCGCCACCACGCTGCCCGGGTCGGCGTTGAGGAGGAGCTTCTTCTTGTTCGCCAGGTCGATCAGCTTCTGGATTTCCTGGATCCGCGCTTCGGTCTTAGCGAACGCCGACGAGTCAACATTCACCCGCAGCTGGCGGGACTGAAGCTTGCCCAGCTCGGCCTGCAACGATGCAACCGACCGCTTGCCGAAGCGGTTCAGCTCATCCTCGAAGCCCGCACCAACCTTCCGCCCGGCCTCGGTGCCAGCCGTGACGATCTTCTTGAACCCCTCCAGGATGGCGCGGTCGTCAAAACCGCCTTCGACGACGAAATCGCTCAACGCGCCAGGCCGGGTGCTGCCTCAGTTTTCCGGCCCGGCCAGCTGCTCCTCGATCGTGGCGTAGCGGATCACCGTCTGCCCCAGGCCGGTCAGGCCATCGGGCAGCCCCGCCGGCGTGGCGTCGGCCTGGCCCTCAAGGAGGATCAGGATCCGCTCCACCACCGCGTCCAGGTTGTGGTCACCGCCGGGGGCGACGGCCCACTGGGTGACGAAGATCCGGAACACCGACGCGCTCATCTTCTCGCCGGTCCACAGACCACGGCCAACCGTCGCCGGGATCCTGGCGATCGACACCTCCACACCACTGCACATGGTGCCCTGCTCCCTGGGCTCATTCGGCCACAGCCTGGCCAGCGCCGGCTCGGTGCTGCCATCGCTGAAGGTGAACTCACCCAGCAGGGCCATCAGCGTGGTGTCGCCGGCCAGCAGATCAAACAGCGCGCCGGATTCAGTCGGGACAGCCATGGCCTCGGGTGTGTGCCCACGCCTGAGTTTCCCGGCCGCAGGAAAACTGCATCAACCTGCTACACATCGCCGATGGAACCGCTCGCGCTGTCCACCGCCCAGCAGTTCGAGTCCGAACGCTTCGGCCGTGCCATCGACAACACCGACGACGTGCCCACCCTGCGCGGGCTGGCCAAGCAGCTCCTCCAGGCCTGGCTGACCCAGCGGGCCGCCACCGCCTGGACGATGCGCCAGGGCCTGCGCCCCGTCGAGATCCCGCCCCTTCCCGCACCGGCCGGCGACTCCGTGGCGCCCTGGGACGATCCGCTCGCATGAAAAAGGGGCCCCGCGAGGAGCCCCAGCACCCACGCCCGGTGCGCACCTACTGGTGACGCACCAGACCAACCGGGCCGTCGAAACCGAACGTGCTGCTCCACTTCACGATGGTGCCCGCGGCGTTGCTCTCGTCCACGTTGTCGAAGCGGCCGTAACCGAACCGCACCTCGTTGAAACCGGCCGGGCCGATCCGCGCCAGCTTGGCGTATAGGTTCCGCGCCACGTTGCCCTGCTCGGTGAGCAGCAGCATGTTGTAACCGGCGTCGTTGTAGTTGGCCAGGCCGGAGAACGCGATCGAACCGCTCTTCGAGGTCGCCTCGGACCGGGCGAAACCAGCGGCCTCATCGTCCCATGTGGGCGATTCCTCGGTCTCGGTCGCGCTGGTGAATGGGCCATCCTCGATGCCCAGCAGGCGGAACGGGGGATCGGTGCCGTCGAGCTTCAGGTCGGTGCCGATCTTCGCGGTGCCGGCCAGCACGCTCGCCGAGGTGATGTTGGCGCCTGTCAGGGCGAACGAAACCGTCGTGGCATCCACCGCCGTGATGACGTGCGTGCCGTTGAGGCTGGTGAACGGGCTGGGCAGCGCCGTCACCACCACCCGATTCCCCACGGTCTTGGTGTGGGTGCCGATGGTCAGCGTCGCCACGTTCGACGCCAGCGCGGCGTTCGTGATGGTGAACGTGGTCTCGCCAAGGCTCAGGAAGTACGACTCACCCACCCCGAGGCCGTGCTCGGTGATGATCGCCTGCTGCGGCGCCAGTGTGGTGATGTCCATGAAGCCGCCGACGCCGATCGCGGTTCGAGCTTCCTGGTGCTCGGCGATCAGAGCCAGGTCGATGTACTGGGGAAGGATGGGCTGGATGTAGGTCCGGAAGCCGTAACCGCGTGCCACGGGCGCCTGCTGCTGGTGTCAGCAACAGTTCCCCCGGTGTTGTGACCTGCTGGGGAAACTGTCGTAGCAAGGGATCTGCTGTGGAACGTGGCTGGTTGCCTCGTGGTGTGACCCACCGGCCGCGGAATCGCGCCAGGCCATGGCAGGCCCGGGTGTGGCTCCTGAAACGCCAGGTCAGCCTCGGCTACTTCGATGCGATCAGCGAGGCAGAAGGGCGGGTCAACTGGGCGTATCAGCAGATCGATCGATGGACAGCACAGCGTCGGCCTCTGCCTCAACTGCTCCGACAGTTCCGAGCGTTGACGGCACGATCAACCGAACGACGTCGCCGTGCTCGTTCGTGAACTGCTGGCTGCAGCCGGCCGCTTCCGCCATGGCAATCAGGTAGCCGGCCCAGCGGTCCGGGCCCGAACGCTGCGGCGCCAGGAGGATCGCCTCTTCCGACCACCAGGCCAGCAGCGGCGGCAGCGGCTGATCGGTGCCGGCGGCCTTGAGGTCGTCGAACCACTCGCCCAAGGCGAAGGCCGGGAACATGTTCCGCCGCACCAGCTCGAGCATCGCCGCGCCGGCCGCCGGTGGTTCGCCGGTGGAGTCCCACCGCTGCCAGCAGTAGAAGTCCGCCGGCTTGTAGGGCTTGGCGCGACGCTTCGGATCACGCTGCAGCTCGATCATCATCGCCGTGTTCATCGCCACGGCCTGCTCCTCATCGTGCAGGCGCTTCAATTCGGCCTGGGCCGCCGCCGCTGCCGCGTCGAGGACGTAGGGGATTGGGAGGTGGCCAAACCGCTCTCGCTCAAACTCGGGGCTGCCTGGGTAGGCAGCGCGGCATCGCCAGTAGAGCTCTCCCCAGTCGGGGTCGGCGGCGGGCTTCCAGGCGCCGGCAGCAACTTTCCCAGCGCCTCCTCGAGCTCCTGCAGCTGCTTCCGCTGTTCCTGCAGCCCGGCGACGCTATCCATGCCGGCCTGCTCTTGCTGATAGAAGAGCGCGATGTCGAGGATCAGCGCCTCGGAGTCGAGGGCGCGGGTGTCATCGTCCGTCCAGTCGGCGGTGCCCTGCAGGCGGCTGCGGATCATGACGGTGGCCTGGCGGATCACCAGGGCCTCGCTGTTTTGGGCCTTCTGCTGCTGCAGCTGGCGGACGGATTCGGTGTGGCGCAGGGCCAGCTCCACCTCGGGGCCACTGCCGCGGGGCAGGCCGCCGGCATCGAGGGCGGCGATGGCCAGCTGGAGGCAGTCGTAGGCCTTCGCCCGGCTCTCGCTGCAGATCGTGGCGTAGGGACTGGTCTGCCGGTCGCCGGCCTCGTCCTGCAGCGCCTTGGCCTCCTGGTGGATCTTGTCGGCCAGCTCGCCCATCGCCACAAACAGCGCGTCAGAACCGTTCGCCTCACGCACCGCCGTCCGTTCCGCGATTGAGACGGCACGCAGCTGGCGGAACTTCAGCTTGCCGGATTCAGCCGTTCCGATCTCGTGGAACGCCGGAACCGGCGCCGTATCGAACGGCAATGCGCGGGCCATGGATCGTGAGCGGGGGTTGGGTTAGTTTTCCGGCCGCACATGGCTGAGACTCGGTAAATCCCGCAGCCCGGCCTCGATCAGATAGGTGCCCAGGTTGCTGACGGATCGCCGCTCAGCCTCCGCACGGGCCTTTAGTGCTTCGGCCAGGCCCGGCGGGAGCACGATCTGCACGCGGATTCCTTCGGCCATGGTCGGATGCTTGACGATCGTGGTCAGGACTACTATGGTCTTAGTCAGGATCAGAGGCAACAGCCCGCTGATCTGCTCTCACCATAGTGCCATCGGAGGACTACTACCAATCAGCCGCCTGGGCCGCCAAGCGGCAGCAACGTCTGGATCACGACCACCACACCTGCCAAGGGTGCGGCATCACCGCTGCGCAACTTGAGCAGCTGGGCTGGCCTCGATTGCAAGTTCACCACAAAAACGCAGGCCCGCCGAGCTATCGGTATCCATCGTTTGGCAATGAGCAACTGTCAGATCTTCTAACGCTTTGCCCTACATGCCACGACGGAATCACCAACTCGGTACGCAAACAGCGTTTTCGGCTGGACCCCAAAAAGCAAGTCGAAGCCGTTCACGTCGCTGCTCCATCCCTGACCACTTCATTCATCCCACGGAGACAACGTGTCCAACCTTCCGACTGTTCAGATCCATTTCCAGGGCGTGAGCCCCTTGCTGTGCCACAACGGTCAAACAGCCGATCCGCGAAACACCTACGCGAAGGCCATGAAAGCCGTCTCGGGGAAACGGAACAAGACTGACGCCGACTACGACGAGATGGCCCGCCTTGAATGGCTGGCCGGCCTCTACCGGATCGACGGTGATCTGGTCATCCCCGACTACGTGATCGAAAGCACCATCATCAATGGCGCGAAGAAGTCCAAGCGTGGCCCCCAGGCCAAGTGCGGTCTGTTCTTCACCGATCACGCATCGCTGCAGTTCGACGGCAAGCCGGCGGTCATCAACGATGAAACGCTCGCGAAGATGTTCAGCACCGGTCGATTCACTCACACGATCGGCGTCAAGGTGGGCATGAGCAAGGTGATGCGGACCAGGCCGATCTTCCGCAACTGGAGCCTGACCGCTCTGTGCCAGTTTGATCCCGACGTGCTGAATCAGCGCGATATTGAGGACATCGCTGCTGATGCCGGCAAGCTGGTAGGGCTCGGTGACTGGCGGCCGAAGCATGGCCGTTTCGATGCCACGGTGGTGCCGGTGATCGAAGACCTGAACCGCCAGCTGGCAGAGGTGGCGTGATGGTCATCGCGTCCAGATTGCTCAATCAGCTCAGGCAGGAGCAACAGGTGCTCAGCGAGCAGGAACAGCTTCTCTTGCTCGAAGCACAGCAGCTCGAAGCGGATATCGAACGGCTCTGCTCAGGGAACAGGCAGCTCTTGAAAACGAACGTCGAGCTCGCG